GCGAGTCAAACTATATCAGAGCCAGCGAAGTTGCTGAGAAGCGCAATAAAGGGCGATGCAGGGGCTTTGGAGTTGCTGGAGAATATTCTTGGCAGGATGATTTTAGAGCATGCTAATTTCAAAGATTGGAAAATCGAGACGGATGGCGTTGATTTAGCGAAAATCGCCCTTGATGATTATGTCAGTGATGAGGTTTATGGCACTAATGAGCGCGCAAAGATCTGCGGTGTTAAGCCTCCTAATTATTTAAAAAGTTGGGAATCTAAAGTTTATTACGTTCAAAGAGAGATTATCAGGAAATGGATGTCTGAATTAATCCGCTAGCTTTTCTTCAAGATCGCGACGATGACTGTATAGCGCGCCGTCTACGACGATGAAGTTTTTATTAATCCATTGCGTGACCTGCGGGCGGCTTATACTTTTGCCGTCTTCTTTTTTTTGAGCTCGAGCAAAGGCGGCCTGATTGCCGCCAAAAAACTCATTAATATACTCTTGCAGTGTGTAAATTTTATTATTATTCATTGATTCTATTCCTCTTTTAAGCTGATAAGTTTTTACAATTCAAGATAATTAGCTGTTGACCGCGCTGCGGTTATAATCTCTAATGTACCTCTCTGCTGAACAAGCAGCTTAGAAATATTTATTGCTCAACTGAACTGCTGAACAAGCAGCTTATTAAGCCCCTCACGGGGCTTTTCTTTATACCAATAAGAATTCATCTAGACTATCGTTAACACTCACAGCTGTGTAGTCGCACTCTTTTCTTGCCCATCTTTTTGCATTGCTAACAGTCACATTGAATGCATTAACTAAATTGATATCACGATCAGCGTTAATCGATTCATCTGTCGAAGTGTGTGCAACAGAAACAACATCTCCGCTTTTTAAATTTCTGCTTGTAGTCGCAACAAGCTCACCGTTTCTAGTTAAGTAGCTCATCTCTATATCTCCTTGATTAGTTTAATTTAACAAATACTTTTTCACGCAACATAAAGTTGAATTTTCGAGTGAAGCTTTTAACTTTCTCGCCAGTTTCTTTGTTAATGTAGCGTGTATTTTTTTTACCGATCTCTACAATTTCAATCTCAAATCCATGATTTGTATTCACAAGAATATCGCCACTTTTTAGCTCATCAACTGATTTAATCGTTTGAGTTTCCATTGCATCTTCTCCTTAACTGCAGTCAGGTCATTCCCGATTGCTTAAACATATAGTATCAATCAATCAGGCAGTAGTAAAGTGTTTCGCTATACCTTTTACAATTGAGTTTATTAAAGGTTGACAGGGGTAACGAATAAGACTAGTTTTTGCTTAACTGCACAAGTTCCCTACAGTGCAAAGACAATAAAACCCATCAGGTCGCTATTTAGCGGCCTTTTTTGTGTCTGGAATTTATGATTTATTTAAAAAACGATATGGTAACGCCCGCAAATAGCTGGGGATTGCTGCTTGGTCTTGTTGTTATTGATCAAGTGCTTGATAAGTATAATCTCAATTGCGGTATTACCTCCCTGAACGATTCGAAGCACTCTAAAACGTCACTGCATTATGCAGATAACGCAGCAGATATACGCACAAAGGACTGGCCTGCGCGCATTGATAAGGCGGATGTTGTTAAAGAAATGAAGTCTCGCTTAAATCATCATTACGATATTATTTTAGAGTCGAATCATATACACATTGAATACCAACCCAGAGGTTCGTCATGATCGATCAACTAGAACAGTTCTTTACAAACCTCCCGGCGTGGCTGGTAGCTGCCACAGCTTTAGTGACTTCTCTTAGCGCGATTACCGCAGTCACTCCTACAAAATCTGATGATAAAATCATTAACAGTATTTTAAAGATATTGAATATTTTATCGTTAAATGTGGGGGCTAATAAAAATGCAGACGATAAATAAAACCCCCTCCCAAAAGCTTATGGCGGCCCTAGTGGTCGTTTTTTTTTGCTTAGGCGGTTGTCAGTTAATTAAGCCAGTCGAGACCAGCAATCATGTCTGCGAATCAACAACAGGCCACGCTAAATCTTATTGTTATTCACGAACAAATCTTAATGATGCAATCAAAGCGGCAAATCTATCCAGAGCTGACGGCTCACTATCAGAAAGCTCACACGACCAATTTCTAAAACAGGCGCGATTTGTTGATGCTTTGTTAGATATTGCGTTTAGTGATATGCGGTCAGGTGGCAACCCTGAACAGCCTCTATTAGCTGCGAAAAATCTTTTATTGGAGATTCGGTGATGGAAAAGGAACTGGTTAAACTGGGTTTGAATGTGCTGAATCTTATTATTGTTAAAGCAGCTAGCAATCCGAAGCGCCGCGCAATTATTGCCGACAAGCTTGAGTCGGGACGACCTTTGACGATAGAGGATTTAGGTTTTCTTAGTGACGAAACTGATGCGCTTTTAGACGCAGGGGAGAGAATGTAAAATGCTCACCAGTGTTGTTAAGTGGCTAATTGAGGACTGGAAGGCCCATAAATCTCCTTACGTCTGGATTTTTTTAACGCTTGTTTTAAGTGTTAGCTTTACAAAGCTATATTCAACGCCCGCTCATGAATTTCATGCAGCTAATGAGCGATTAGGTCGTATCGAAGAGAAGCTTCAGCAAAAAGAAGTCGATAAAATTAAGGATGATATTTTACGACTTGAGTGGGATGACGCTCATGGTGAGGAGTTAAATGAGTATGAAGTTGAGCGTTTACGTAAATTAAAAATAAAACTGCCCGACGAGGAGCGCTACCTCGAAGATATAAGAAAGCTGAATACTGAGGGAAACGCATCTTCAGTGCTGAGCAGATTGACTGCATTCTCATAGCTGAACATGAAGATGTTTTAGATTGTTATTAACCAAGAGCCTAGCGGCTCTTTTTTTATGTCCAAAATAAAAGAGATGACTAATGATTAAGTTGTTTATATCACTTCTACTGACATTGTCGGTTAGTTCGTTAGCTGTTGTTAACGCGCCCAGTTTAACTGTAACCAGCGTTGAATATATTTTATGCAACGATGGAAACTACTGGACTATCGCTTGCCCTGCTGCCATTGGCGAGCCGGGCGGCCCACCTATGGCTGATGCGATTACTGGGTGGACGAATGTAACGACAGCGTTAGATGCGACTGGCTCAGGCACTAGAATAGATGTTGGCGGCGGCAACAATGACCACGCTGATTTATCTACATTAGATCCGGGAACGTTCACGCCGGGTACGGTAGTCAATTTATTCCATCGCGCCAACCCTTACACCTCAAAGCTTGCTTTTGTTACCGATGGCACCGAAGCCGATCCAATCATTATAAATGGCGTGACGGATGCGAATGGTAATCGCCCTGAAATTGATTGTGATGGCGCGACAACTGTGCAGTCACAAGACTGGAGTATCTACCTTGACGATCTAGGCTGCTGGACGCTGGCTTATAGTCGAGATGGTGGCACATATAACGATAAAACTGAGTGGTATACCTTTCAGAATTTAGAGATGTATGGAGCGAACAGCTCTAACACATACGATGGTGGGCTTCCGTATACACAGGGCACCTCAACTATTCGCCTGCAAGACGCGGCACACATAGTATTTCAAGGTAATATTTTTACTGATAATGATAACGGTTTATTTGTCAGCTCTGCGAATGTTGCGGAGCATATTCAAATTCGTGGAAACTATTTTAATAACAATGGTGTTGTAGGTTCCTTCCTTGAGCACGGTTTATACCTGCAAGCTGTATCGACTGACCCTGTGAATTGGCCAAATGTGGTCGAAGGAAATTACTTTGGCCCATTAAGGTCTGGCGCACTAGGCTTGAGCGGCGTTAAGCAGCGAGGCACAGATTTACATATTCGCTATAATACGATTGTTTGTTTTCAGCGCTGTATCGATATAGTTGAAGCGCAAGATGAGTTGCCTGATTGGATTTACACGAACTTCACTGCACAGCAAATTATTGATCGCTATCGCACAAGCTATATTTACGGCAATCAAATAATTATAGATACACCCTCTGGTTATTTTTCTACCTACCCAATCCATGTCGGGATGGATACGGGTCAAGTATTTCCGAATGATGATCAGGTGTTTGATGCTAATGCAGGTTCAGCTGTAGGTAATCCAATGGCTCGCGGTTATCAGTCGCCGGTCTATTTTTACCATAATTCGTTTTACATTGATGTTGGCACGGAATGGCGGCAAGCACTGTTTGATTTGGATGCTGGTAGCTCCGGCGCTTCCACTTACATAGGTTCGGCGGTTGCTTCTAATAATGTCTGGCAGGTCGTCGGTGATGTAAGCGCAACTAACCATTTAATCTATTTGCAACAAACCGGCAACCTCACCTTATCGGGTGGAAACTTATTAAGCATGACCAACATGGCAGCAGGCTCTCCTTTTGAGGGGGTCGACCAGAACGATGACCCCGATATAACAATCACGGGGGCAGCCACTGTTACTACTGACCCGCTGTTTACTGATGTATCTAACGCTAATATTGAGTTCTGGAACCTAACGCCTCAAGTGGGTTCGCCTGCTATCGGTGCGGCTGGCGCTTTACCTGCCGGTGTCCCTTCGGTATTACTCAAGCCTGTTCCAGCTCATCAAGGTGGCGGCGCATCAACTCGCAGCACAACCAACGACCTCGGAGCGTTTGAGTAATGGCTCAAGATTTATTTGATGGTGTAACGCTTAACCCTTCATGGGCTGCGGTTAATGGCATTGCGTTATTTACACAAGACGGCTCAGGTAATGCCGTGGGTGCTGATAGTGGTGCAGCGGCAGGTGGCCGTTATGCGGGAACGTCAGCAGATGACAAAGTAAAATTATGGGTCAATGCGAGTCAAGGCTGGGATGGTAGTAACTTTGTTAATGCAAACTTACGCGCCTCAGCATCGACAACGGGTTATGAAGCAAGGCCTATCGCTAACGCTACAACGATCACTCAGTTTGATATGCGTCGAGATGGCGCATGGATTGCGGGGCTAGCACTCCCAAACGCTATTACTCATGCGCCCGGTATAGAGATCACGTTTGAGATTTTAGCTGACACTCCAACGGCAGGCACGGATCGACTACAGGTCACAATCACTAACGGTACGGATACTGAAGTTGTTACGCATGACGATGCCACACCGCTAGCGGCGGGCGATGCCGGTTTCACAATGACGGATGACGGCGTTCTCTTAGCTTCTTTTTCTACTACTGACACGTTAGTCACTCCAATCTCTATTACAAATGTGGCCCCTTCAGCTTCTGAGCAGTCGGGTACGGAACTAACGCTTACACTCAGTGATGCGGATAACGCCGCAGGTAAAACAGCGAGCATTCCGGCCGGTGCGGTTACTGTTACTTCACAAACGCTAACATCTGCCGTGCTGGATATGCCTGATCCGTTGACATTTGGCGATCAATCGCTGAATTTTAATGCCGCGACAGTGTTGACAATTGATGACGCCGGTAAGACGGGCGCAACGTCGATTACAGTAGAGCCAACAACAGGCTATGACTTTGCACAAATCACGGCGCTCACTGGTATTTATGCCAGCGTGACCGGATTATCGGTAGGCGACTATGCCTATGGTCACTTCCTTACAGGTAATGGCACAGCGAACCTAGCAGAGGGTTTATTCACTAATGCCGCAGCGGCAACGTATGAGATCTATTTTTACGATGGTAACTGGGGTACATCGGGCGTTATCACTTTGGACGCACCGACAGCGCCAACGGTTGCGCCCACTATCACGCCGACAGCAGGCGTTACGATCAGTCAGGTTCAAGGGGCGGCTTATTCAGACCCAGCGTGGATATGGGCTGATGATGTTGTAAGTGGCCAAAGCGTTAGCTGGTCAGGTGACACGGTACTCATTAACACCCCCGGCGTTTACACCAGAACAGCGGCAGCAACAAACGCAATAGACACCACTACGACTGATTACACGATCACTATTACCGCAGCATCCGCCACAGTTGCTCCAACCATCACGCCGACTTCTGGTGTGACTATCGATATTGAAGAAGGCTCCTCTTACTCCGATCCGGCATGGACGTGGGCTGATGATCTAGTCAGCAATCAAGCGGTGACATGGAGCGGTGATACGGTTGATATTAATACTCCAGCTGTTTATGTCAGAACGGCTACTGCGATTAATAATATTGACACAACTACTCTCGATTACACGATTACAGTGACAGAGACATCTACAGTCAATATCGCTCCAGTCATTAACCCAACAGCGGGTGATGTTATGCGAGTCATTATTGGCTCGGCGTACATAGATCCAACATGGACATGGAGTGACAACGTAGTATCAGGGCAGGCAGTGACATGGGCAGGGGATGCGGTCGACGTTAATACACTGGGCAGCTATACCCGCACAGCCTCGGGCACTAACTCTATCGGCACAACAGGCAGAGACTTAACGATCAATGTTATTAATCAACCCAGCGGCTCAGGTAGCGGCTCAGTCATTGGAACACTATAGGTAATTATCATGACAGCAACAGTACTCGTCGCAGCAACAAATGCAGCGGACACATCATCAACCGGCACTATTGCAGACGGCCTATCAGAAACGTTTTACGCTTTTGGCTTACAAGGCGGTGAGCGGATCTTACTAGAGGCACCTGATAATTCAGGCGTCTATAGGCAGGTTCGTTATTTGGATGGCGCTGGCAAAATGCGAGAAGCAGCATTAGAGCCGGGCAGGACAATCCTCAAGGTAAATGGCCCTATAGATTGGCGTATTAACAAGCCCGCCACAATGGCAAGTGTTGAAGTAGGTCGTTACACATAGTATGGAGAAACTTACTCCCAAACAGGCTTTATTCTGCAAAGAGTACCTCGTTGATCTTAATGCTACACAAGCCGCTAAACGTGCGGGTTACAGCGAAGACACGGCGCAACAGATAGGCTCTGAGAACCTGTCGAAACCTGTTATAGCTGAGCGTATACAAAAAGGGATGGATGCAAGGGCTATAGCTGTCGGCATAGACGCTGACATGGTCTTAGCGGAGCTTTGTAAGCTTGGCACATATAACGTGCAGGATTTTATAGTTGAAGGCACAGACGGTCTGAGGGCGATCAGTGACCTTGACCGAGATCACGCTGCTGCAATCACTGAGATAACGACTCGTAGAATTGCAGGAAAAGATGGCGATGACGACACGGTTATCGAGACAAAAGTGAAGCTAGCAGATAAGGGTCAGAACTTAGAGCGCATAGGTAGGCATCTTAAAATGTTTACTGATCGAATAGAGCACGATGGATTGCCAAAGGTGATCATTCGCTCGTACACAAACAAAGAAGCTTGATGCAGTCTTTATATGAGTTTGAGATAGCGCCTGATTACCCCGTTTTAAATGCTTATGTTGAATGCAGGGATCGAGTCTCAATCATTCGAGGCCCGCTAGGTAGTGGTAAGACAGTTGGCTCATGCCAGCGACTACTTAAGCAAATGGGTGAGCAGGCACCTAACCCTGAGAATGTCAGGCTGACTCGATGGATAGCGGTAAGGAATACCTACGGCGATCTGATGGGTACAACCATTAAGGATTTTATGGAGGTCTTTGAAGGCCTTGGCGTATTGAAAAAAGGGGGCGCAGAACCTCCTAACTTCACTGCAAATTATGAAGATGATCAAGGGGTAGAGATCTATTCCGAGGTTATCTTTTTGGCGCTGGATCGCCCCGAATCAGTCAAGCGTTTGCGAGGGTATCAATGCACCGGCTTCTGGTTGAACGAAACCAAGGAGCTATCTAAAGCTGTTGTTGATATGGCTGACTTGCGTCACGGTCGTTACCCAAGCATAGCAGCGGGTGGGGTTACTCCAACATGGCATGGGATGTTCGGCGATACAAACAGCCCAGATGAAGATCATTATCTTTATGAGTTGGCCGAAGAGACAAAGCCTAAAGACTGGACTTTCTTTAATCAGCCCGGCGGACTTATCCGAGTTGGTAGTAAGTTTGAGATTAATCCTTTAGCTGAGAATATAGAGAACCTTCCAGAGGGTTATTACATTCGAGGAATGGAAGGCAAAAAAGAGGATTGGATTAAGGTTAACTTAGCGAACGAATACGGGTTCGTTCTTGACGGCAAGCCTGTCCATCCGCAGTACAACGATTCAATCCATTGCGCAGAAGATAACATCAAGCCAGTCAAGGGTTTGGATATCATCATGGGGCTGGATTTTGGCAGGACACCAGCCGCAGCTTTTTGGCAGAAGTTGCCGATTGGTCGCTGGGTTTGCTTTGATGAATACACCAGTAATGATATGAGTGCTGCCACATTCGCGCCGGAGCTGAAGCGCTACATTGACGCAAACTACAGCGGTTATAAGTTTAAGAACTGGGGTGATCCTGCTGGTGATAGAGCGGGTGAGGCCACAGATGATACGCCATACAAGATACTAGCTGATCATGGCATCAAGGCTAGACCAACAAAAACTAACGCTCCATTAATCAGACGCTCAGCACTAGCTAACCCCATGCTTCGTAATTGCATGGATGGTAAGCCTGCATTCTTGCTTTCACCTAAGTGCAAGATGATCAGAAAAGGCTTAATGGGTGGCTTCTGCTACAAGCGAGTGCAGGTATCAGGCGAGCGCTACAAGGATGAGCCAGACAAGAATATATTCTCTCACCCAGTCGAGGCGGCTGAGTACGCGCTTCAGGGCGAGGGTGAGGGAAGGATAGAGAAGATAGGTGGTAAAGATCGAAAACCTAAACGGTATAGGCCAAGTAGAGTCCAATGACATTAGATGAGATATTAAACAACCTGCATCAATCAGTTGTTCTTGAGAGCAACACAGGTGATAGCGAATCCAGCGATCAGCGCGAGAGGAATTACCGTGCGTATTATATGGAGCCGCTAGATTCTGATGTAGCAACGGATGAAGATGGTGAAGAGATTAAGAGCAATCTTAGTGACTTTATCAGCTCCGATGTTTTTGATGTGGTTGAGGATACTAAGGCGGCGCTCAGTGAGACGTTTGCTCCTCATCGTAATGTGATTAGATTTAAATCAACAGGCCCAGAAGATGTGGACTCTGTCGAGCTGGCCAACCAGTACACGCGTCGAATCTTTTGGGATGACAATAACGGTTATGACTTTATACGTGACTCAGCTCATGACGGCTGCATCACTAAGAACGCAATTGCCAAAGTGTATTGGAAAGAGCTGGAAGAATCTGAAGAGATTCCTGTGGATGGCATGAACCCTGAACAGGTGCTTATGTTGTTGTCGCAGGAAAACATGGAGCCGGGTGAAGGTTTTGATGTTGAAACTGTAGAGGTGCAAGGGACGATAATCGAAGTCTTTACTGGCTCAATTATCGCAACTAAAGATGTATCGGTTCCTTGTTTGGAGTTGGTACCGCCAGAGAGCTTTTTTGCAGATCACAACCAGAAAACAACGCGAGAATTCCTTGTCGCACAAGACCGAGTAGCGACCACATTCGACGAGCTGAAATCATTAGGTGCAACAGATGGCCAGATCGATCAGCTGAACCCTGACACGTCTACCGATATGCGTGACGTTGAGGATATAGCGCGCCATGAGAATGACTCAACATACCAGTTTTATCAGAATCAAACAGTTACAGACGGGCAGGATGAGGCTTGGCTATATAACGGCCACTTCTTTGCTGACATCGACGGCACTGGTGCTCGAGCATGGTACATAAAGTATTGCGGTAAGCTCATTATTGGTAACGACGAGGCTTATGATGAATACGGTGATATGTCTATCAGTGAAGCAATCCAGAACGGCATCATTAGACCACTGAAGCGAATGCCTTATCACACTTGGACGCCGTACCCGTTAAGCCATCGCTGGTCAGGCATGGCAGTTGCTGATCCTGTGTATGTTGTGCAAGAGATCAGAACTAAAATGCAACGCTCCATTATTGACTACATGGCGCGCACGAACAATCCGAGGCTGCAAGGTGATTCTGAAAATATCGAGAACTTTAATGAATTTATTGAAAATAAAATAGGCGGCTTCGTTGATCTTGAAGATCCTAGTCAGCCCGTTACAGCTATAGATCAACCTCAAATGTCACCGCTAGTATTTCAGACGTTAGAGATGGTGACTCAAGAGCGTGACGAGCGAGTACCGGTCACTAGAACCGCAGCAGGTAGAAATCAAGACGTTATTTCCAATCAGAACGCCGAGAATATGGTTGATAAAATGGCCTCTCGCGGCGAGCGCCGAATGGCTATGATTGCTCGCAACTATGCTGAGTTTTTAAAAGGAATCCTTAAAGATCTTTATTTAACTGGTGTTGAATACGACGAAAAGCCGGTTAAATTAGAAGTGAACGGGGAGCCTCAAGAGGTTATCCCTCGTCAAATGCCTAAGCATGCGCAGATGGAAATATCGGTTGCATTAACGCCGGGCGAAGCTCATGCCGAAGCGCAGAGACTGTTAGGTATTCATCAACAGATGCTGGCCGATCCTGTGTTAAGTGAAATGTATCTACCTAAGAACCGACATGCACTTATGTCAGAGGTGGGTGAGTTAATGGATCGTAAGGATTTCTCGCGCTTCATAACCAACCCTAGCGATCCTGAGTATCAACAAATGCAGCAAGCTAGACAGCAAGCGGAAGCGGATCAGCAGAAGCAGATGGTTCAAGAGCAGCAAGCATTCCAAGCTCATATCGTGCAAATGCAGGGCCAGATAGCAGTGCAAATTGAGAATATGAAGGCTGAGCAAGACAAGCGTGACACTGAGCTGAAAACCTTTATCGAAGGTAATAAGCTTTTACTTAAAGATAGGGAGGTGGCTGTTAAAGAAGCGACAGCGACAGTGGCGGCGGATGCTCAGCGCGTAGAGACTGAGGCTCAAGGACTTGAGAATGCGGCTGTAAACTCTGGCTTGATAGATCTAGCTAATGGGTAAGCTTGCTAAGATTTTAGGTAAGATCGATGACGCTCTAGATATGCGCCACGCTGCACGGATGGAGCGTGCTAAAGAGATGGGTTTTGATACCTCTCAGACTTATTATCATGGTACCAAAGAGGATATAAAAGGCTTCAAAGGGACTACATTTTTAACTGACAATCCTGAGTTAGCGAAAACCTATAGCGGGAAGTCTGGGTCTGTGTATCCGGTGCATATAAAGCAGGA